CTTTAAATTTTTTATTTAAATGTAAGTTGTCATTTATTTCTTGTAAATCTTTTGGTTTAACATCTGTTGTTCTTGCAAATTGAGAATTAGTTGGAGTTATGTCTTTTTCAATAATAGGTATAAGTTTATTATTTATTTTTTCAAAATCATCTAATTTAGACATATAGATGTTTTCACCAAAAATTTTATTAAATTGAACTTTCATAATTTCTACTATTAATATATCAATAATCTTTTAATTTTTCAAGAGTGTCAAACCATACATAACTATTTAATGTAGATAAATATTTTTTCATATATTTACTATTAACAATATAAACATCTATTTCTGTGCATTTATCTTTAATAGCTTCATATCTATGGTGACCATCAATAAGTTTATTATTAATATTTATTACTAAAGGACATAATAATCCTTCTTCTTTTATTTCTTTTTTTAATTGAATTATTAATTCTTTGTTTAAATTTTGTTGATGAGGTTTAATAATATCGAAAGAAACTTTTTTTAAAAGTGAATTAAATACAATCTTTTTTGGTTTAAAATACATTTAAGAATCTGTATCTCATTTCTCCACCGCCGCCAGATCCTCCATTGGTAGCACCACCACCTGTAACTTGAGCAGCTCCTCCACCACCACCTGATCCTCGTGATCCATTTCCACCATTAGTACCACTACCTGATGAACTACTTGCAGTTCCTCCGGCAACTGATCCTGCATAAGAAGTAGCTCCTCCTCTTCCTCCAATTCTACAGTTATCACCTCCACAGTTTCCATTCCAAGCGCCTGCATAGCCATTACCTGATGAATTAAAAGTGCCTGTCGGTCCACCTCTTAGTTCAGAAACATTTCCAATTGTGATTAAATCAAAAGAGCTATTAAAAAAAGATCCAGATGTAATTCTTGTTCCAGATTCTGAAAAACTTCCTGCTGATCCTCCTGAACCAGAAGCTAAAGGTCCTTGTACACCTCCTCCAGTCAAACTTGCTCCACCACCTGGATTAAGTTGAAATAATCCATTTATTTTAGAAAGAGTGCCTGCTGAACCTATTCTTGGATGACCAAAATTACCTGTTTGATTTCCTCCTGATCCTCCAGATCCTGTATTTGCAGAATAAGAAGATCCCTCACTAACAGAATATATTACATCAGATACGAAAGCTCCTGAACCACCAGCTGGCCCCGAAGATTCACCACCTGCTTTATCATAAGAGATACCACCAGTAGCACCGCCTCCACCACCAACAGCGTATTGAACGTGAATAGCATTATATCCTGTAGGTACAGTTATAGTAAAAGATTGACCTGCAGATTTAGTTGTATAACTTGAAGCTTCTTTTGCACCACTTGATGAGCCTAGTAGAAGTGAATAATGTGTCAAGTTACACTCCTATGATAGTAAACCACCTGTTATTACAAATGTATTAGATGCAACACATACAATAGTTGCAACACCTCTAGATTGTAAATCTCTATCAGCGTCAGCTCCTGTTTGAGCCCAATACATAGTAACACCAGATCTATTTATGTCTATTGTTGCACCATCTGCATAAATTGTAACTGTTTGGCCCGCAGTAAAAACTCCTGAAGGAACAGTTATGTCTCCAGCTGAGATAGAAATTATTTTACCATGGTCACTTGCTTGAAGTGTATAGTCTGAAGATTTTGTATTAATAGGAACTGATCTTATTTCACCTTTAGAATCATCTACTTGATCTGCAGTCATAGTACCAGATACATTTATTGTACTAACATTTATAGTTCCATCTGAAGTATCTCCGTTTTCTAAAACTTGATCTAATGTAACACCTGATAAGTTTGCTCCAGTTACACCTACAATATTAGTACCATCAGAAAAAACAATATCTGTTTTACCTTCTGTTAAAGTTACTCCTGTACCTGTTGCAGTTTTGAAAGTTAGAGTATTTCCTGAGTGCGTTGTACCATCTACAACTATAAAAACTTTTTCTATATCATCTGGTAATGTAACAACTCTTGTACCTGCTAGAGTTCCTGTAAGTTTAAGAACCATATTTCTAGCGTTTGAAATTGATGCATTTGACATAGTTAATGTTACATCAGAAGACGCAACATCTATTTCTTGATAACCACCAATCGCTTGTTCTACTAAACTTAAATTTGTATTTGTCTTAGTTCCCCATGTACCAGCGTTTTCGCCGGTTGCCATAAGCTCTAATTTTAGACTTGTTGAAAATGTTGATGCCATATCTTGTTTTATCCTTTATGTGTTATTTTGTCAATTATACTGTTTCACCTGTGTCTACTTCTGTCCAATTTGTAGTAGTTCCTGTTTGAACTTTTGACCATACTAAAGGTAGTTTTACATCTCCTAAACTAGCAGTCGCAGAAAAACTTGTTATCGGAACTAAAATACCTAAACCGGCTCCTACATTACTTACCGACGAAGTCATACCAAGACCAGTTGCACTAATTGAAATATCTATTCGAGTAGTAACACTTCCTAAAAAAGTATTAGTTAAATTTGTCGCTGCAACAATTGGATAGTTAACGTTATTCTCTTCCACTGTTGTAACACTACCTACAGCCGTACTTTCTAAAACAAGATCGTTAAAAGTTGTAGGTAAATTATCTGATTCATTATAAAAATCATTGTTAGTTGCATCTTTGTAATAAGTTGTGGTTCCGCTAAAATTTGAAAAAGCAGCACTTGGAACAGTATAAGTAGAACTACTAGGATCATATTGAGCAATGTATGAAGTTCTATAATTAGCTATATATCCACCCCAATGGAAACTTCCAGATTGATCTGAAGGCTTATTACCACCCGATCCTAAAAAAACAGTAGGTAACCTTCCTTGATTAATTGGATAATTTCCTCCAAAAGGTTTAAACAAATACGCATCATCACTATCTATATCTATAGTATCGGCAGTTCCATTTCCTGCTGAATCAACATCGTAAGCAACTCTATTACCATTCCAAAATAAAGAATATTTATTATCTTTTCTTACACAAGCAAAATGATACCAATCAGTTGTCGTTCTTGTACCAATATCTACTCCTATTTTTTTACGATAACCCGTTCCTGGAAACTCATAATTATTCATCATGAGTTCATCTCCATCAATCATGAAATTTAATTCTCCAGGAGTGTAAGTTCCCATTTGAACATTAAAATTTAAAAAACCACCATCATTAGTAGTTCCATCTCCTCTTAAAAAACATTCAATAGTAAAATCATTATAGAATGAATATTCAAATTCATTAATTGGTAGGTATAATCCGTTTAATCCGCTTTGCGCTCCACAATTAACTGATCTTAATCCTGAAAATGGGATAGGTGTAGTTACTAACGATCCTGAGTTTCCAAGACTACCACTACGGTTAGCTTTAAGACTGGCACCTACGACAAAATCTGCCATCAGGTTTCTCCTTAAGCTATTCTAATAATTGCAGCGGCTGTTGTAAAAGCAGGAAACTGAATTGTAAATGTACCAGCCGTTACTGTTTTATCCGAACCAAAATCTAAAACTGCAACTGCAGCGTTTGATGTAACTGATGAAGATGAATTATAAATTAATGCACCTCTTGTATTAACAGTTACTCCGGTAAACGATAAATCTTGAAAATCTACAATTGCTGTGCTCGTAGCAACAGATGTTCCACTATTAATTAAAGTTCCTCCACCTGCAGCGTATTGTCCGCTAGCTGGAATTTCTTCAGTTGTTGTATAAGCAGTAGTTGATGCATTTAAAGTTGCATCAGATGTGTATAAAGCTAATTTAAAAGTATCTCCACCTGCTGATCTAAAATCCATATCTCCATCAAGAAGACTTTTCTTAAAAGAATCTGCTAAAGCTTGTGTTATTGCCATAATTTTTCTCCTATTGTTTACTTAATCTTGGAACTCCATCTTGATACTCGTCTCTTCTTCTTCTACCCACTTGCTCAGCTAAGAAACCTTGAACTGATTGTGTATATTTTTGTTCATAAAATTGAAGCATATCTGCAGGACCTTTTAAAAATCCATACGCTTCAACAAGACAAGCATACAAAAGACCGTTTGGAAATTCATCACTTAAGTATGTATTTGTATTAGTACTCGATAAACCTTCTGGTTTCAAGATGTAATTTACTTGAATTGCATAAGTATTGTCAGGAATAGGAGCTAAAGCAATTGTATTTTCATCCCAATTTGCGTAGTATTTAGGTTGTCCTGTATCTCCTGAAGAATTATATTCTGAAATAAAACTAGTATCTCTTTTTTCTAAAAAAGTTCTTGTTGTGCCTGCATTAAAATTTGTACCATCTGAAACTTGAGCAGATCTAATAACTAAAGTATTTAAAGGTATATCTATAAATCTTTGTCCATTTACTAAATTAGAGGTATCATAACGTCTATTATTATCTGAATCTACATCTCTTAATAATCTAAATTCAGCGTCTTGGATAAAACCATTAACAATAGTAGATGTTAAAACATTTGCATCTACTTCTGTATAATCTCTAATTTTTGTTACTAATTCATCATATGTCATGGTGTTAATGTTACTGGACCTATTGATGCAATAGCTCCACCTCCTCTTGTTGTTTGTGTTGCAGCAGAACTTAAATTAACTGTTAAATTAGTAGTTGTAGCTGAAGTTACTACAAAAGACAAATTATTAAAACTAGAAACTCCTGAAATAGGAGAAACATTTCTAAAAACAACTACATCATCTACAGCTCTTGGACTATTAATAGCCATAGAAACTGTCATAGTGGTAGAGCCACTTTCAAAAGAAAAAGGATTACTAGTTAATAAAGCAGCTACTTTTGGCTCCGTTCTTGCAGGTCTTGCATTTCTTAATCCTTGTGGATCAGCTACTATAGGTCTTGGTTCTAATTGTGGGTGTTTCTTTTCATATTCTGAAATATGAACTCTAGCACCATTCCATTCTATAACCATTTCAGAGTATGGAAATTCTAATCCTGAACGATCAGAAATAAATTTTGCGTATTTTCCTGAAGATAAATTAGACACTTGGATTATATGTTCTCGGACTTATAAACGAGCTGCTAGAAGAGCCGTCTTCTCTTAGCGCTCTTTGAAGTTCATCTTCGTAAAGAATTTTTAATTCTTGAATTCTTGCAGGTGCTTTTTTAATTGCAAGATAATAAGCTAACCCTGCTGTCATACAAGGAACAAAACGATAAGGTACATCTGCTACATTTGTATAATCACCAGCGTCTTTAATTCTTTTAACATAAAAATAGTTAATAGTATTTCCTGCTTCATTTGAACCAGGAGCTAGATACAAAGTAATTGTAACTCTATCTATAAATCTTTGGACCCAATATTGAGTAGGTAAACCTGTTTCAGTTTTATTTGATAAAGCTTGATATGCAGATCTATTTATTTTTGTAAGTGGAAAGTCAACATTTTGTGAGTTTCTATAAACAGCTTCTAAAACATCATCTACTCCATAGACTGCTGTAGCATCAGATGTTCCATCTGAAGGATCTCTAAACATTGTATATTCAGATTGACCATCAACTAACGTTAAAGAATTATTTGCAACTTCCCAATAATGAAGACCACGATTAGCCCATTCTTGAAACATTATGTTTAAAGAACGTCTTGCGGATTTTAAATCATAACCAGAATTAACTTGTAATCCAAGTCTTTCGTATGATTCTTCTATAACTTCATCAATAGAAAAAGTTGATTCAAATTTACTAGTTGTGGCTATTGCCATTTAATACTCCTAGTCGTATTGTTTTAGCCACGTACATACAACAGTAGCGGTATCTCCTGATGTGTGAGCTGGCAATGTTAAATTAACGTCTCCTGTAACTCCTGCTGCATTAGTATTTCTTAGTCCACCAAAAGCTGAATAGTCAAAAGACATTTCGCCTGCTAGTGTTTGAAATACAACATCAGTTGTAGCATCCCATGCTAATCTAATTCCATCAACTGGAGCTGTAACTGAAACGTTAAAATCTACTTTGATTAATTTAACTCTTGTACAAGCTTTTCCATTTAAAGTGCTTGTTGCTAATGTAGAAACATCAACTATCTTTGTTGTATTACCTGTTCCATCACCAACTACATTGTAATGAGTTATTAATTTTTTTGCACCGTCAAATACGGTTGTGTTTAAAACTGTGTCTGCCATTTTTTCTCCTTTTAAAGGACGCCTGCATTACCAGGCGCCCCGAGTTTGTTATTAATAATTATTATATAATTATATTTTCAAAATGTTCTCTATTCATGTTTTGGTATTGAACAGTCAAAGACTCTGCTGCTGCAGCGCCTGCTTCAATTCCAATATAAGGAATAAAGTCTACATCATTAGTTAACGCTCCTGTTTTTACAGGGACTTGTCCAGGTGCTACAGAAGTAACTGCAGTTCCACCTGTACTACCAGATGTAGTAGTTACATTGTACTGAACACCATTTACAAAGATAGTTGCTTTTCTATCTTTATCTATAATTATTTTAAAATGATATGGTGTGTTAGTAGTAACAGTAATAGGTAATTGACTGATAAAATCAGTTCCACCTATACTATGAACAAAATGCCATTTAGTAAAATCAGTGAATGATTCTGAGTTATTAGCATCTGTTTGATATTTAAAAAACACTTGATCTGCATCTGTTGAAATCAATTGATCATTAGTTAATTTCAAACCTGCCCAAACTTTTTGATTGTCAAGAGCTGGTAATAAAATTGAACATTCCCATTGAGTTTGGTTTTCAGTACCCCATTTAGTACCAGTCCAAGCTGTTTGGTTAGTATCAAGATGTGGAGCAATAATAATTTGATCTTGATCTGCTCCAGCTGTTGCGATGTTAATACCAGACGTAGTCGATGGAAAAGTAACACCTGCATCTGCTGCATTAGTTCCAAGAACTTCAAAATCTAAATTTGCTGCAACACCTATTGATGCATTTAATTGAGGTCTACGTTGAAAGTTTTCGCATAAATATTGTCTTCTTGCGTCTTTTACACCATAGTCCTGTGTAACGTCAGACACTAAACCAGTAGTGCCATTTTTTGAAATTTTCTCAAAACCGTTTTGTGATCGTACCGGTCCTGAAAATGTAGTATTTGCCATAATTGTATCCTCCTAGTTTCCGAACGTAGTCTCTAGGCCGTCGACTATACTCGTCTACGTTCTAATATAAATGTATAGTGTAATTAAAATATAACTAATTTTATAAAAAAGCAATAGATACTTATAAGTGTTGACCACTTTTGTAGAGAATATATTTAAAGACCTAATTATCCAGCGAAAAGGTGATTTTCACCATCTCTTGGATTACTAGGCTTAGCTTCTTGTGTTAATAGGATTTCTCTGATCGTTTTTTTGATCTGATCTCCTAACACAGACATATCAGGAGTTATCACTCCTTGATTCTTGAGAAACAACTGATTCCATGTGGATTCAAGTTGGATTTTTCTCGCGAATAATGCCATCTTGCTCGTAGCCATCATTAACCTCCTCATAGGTTATATAAAATTCGCAACCTGTGGCAGTGCCATTAAATTGTAACGAATTTGGCTCCCATTCTATACTATTTTCTCCCATATAGTCAATGATTATCTTATGTACATCTTCTATGGTATTTAAAGTTTTTTTACTTTCTGTAACAAATTTAGTTTGTATTTCTTTTGTATATATTTTTATTAAATACTTCATTTTTCCTTTCTATCAAAAAGAAAGGCCCCAATCAATGGGGCCTTTCAATAAAAAATTTAATTAATGATTAACCAGTTCCGCCGAAAGTTCCAGCTTTGTATCTGTGTCTATTAATCATTACTACAACGTTACTTCCTGCATTTAGTATATCACTATTGCTTTGTGAGTAAGTACCAGTGCTTGAGAACTCTTTGTCGTCAACACTAGATCCAACATGTATAAACTTTAATACTGCATCTGAGTTGAATGTAGGGCTACTGTCAGTGTCCATTTTAACAATAGATCTTTTACCATCAGCTGTAGTAGTTACGTTAGGTAACGCTCCAGCATAATTTGGAAAATAGTTTCCATTCATTGCACTTACCGTCATATCTGAATCAACCTTAATCAAGTATAATTGATAAGGATCATCAGTAATAAAGTAAGATGCAGTGTCTGTTTCGTAATTGAAACGGTTAATTATTAAATCGTTACTTGTTACGTGATCAGCGAATACAGGTTTACCAGTGTTTCTGTCTTCGTATGAAACACCAATAAATGAACCTGTGATTGTATCATTCTCACTGTACTGCGGTCTTACTTGAGTGCTATTACCTAATCCAGTCGCAACTTTAACTGGCATTTGAAATGCCAAGCTATAGCCACCATTGAAACCAATGTATTCACTAACCTGGGCAGCGTTATAGTTTGAACCTACTTTGTTTATTGGTTTAAGTCCGAAACCAACTTGTGATAATGCCATAATTATCTCCTCCTATTTTCTATTACGCAGTTCCAGGTGAACCAAACATACCTCTAGGGTCAGAAAAACCAAAAGAGTATCTCTCTCTTGCTTTGTATCTAACATTACCAGTATCGAAGTCACCTTCCATTGCTGTTTTAATTGGCGCTCTAACAAAATATTTCATTCCATTAGGCACATCAGTTTTGATGAAAAACGCATCTGTATCAGTTAAGAAATTATTCACAGTGTAACCTTGTGGAATCATTCCCATGTTGTTGATAGCGTTGATGTCGTTATCAGCAGTTCCAACTCTTTGAGCAGATTTCATTAATCTCTCAGCTGTAAATTGTAACTCAGAAGGAATAATCATTTTTACTCCTCTAGCTGCAATTTTTAAACCTCTTTCATCAGTGAATGCATTAATATCAATTAATGATTGCTCTAATGAAGTTTCGTTTAAGTCAGCTGCAGTGCTTAAAGTATTGCTGAAAGATCCAGCAATTGTTGGGTGGTCAGTCGCTAAAAGCGCTTTTCCGTCACCGCCAGGAAACGCAGAACTAAACGCATTGTTTAATACATTTGCTGCTTTCACTTGTTTAGTATTCGCCATAGATCTTGCTAAAGCTTTTGTATATCTAGACGCAAGTCTGTCATACAAATTATCCTCAATCGCTTCTTCAGTGATTGCGAATGCTAGAGCAATAGTCTCGTGCGTGTATCTCGCTGTAAATGTTTCGTTTGCAGAATCATAAGTAATTGCAGAACCTTCACCTTTTGTTGAAGCGTTTGCAAATCCTGATAACATTACTTCCTCTTCGAAAGCTCTGTCAGATGACTCTTGCTCGAATATCTCAGCGTGTTGGTTTTCGTATCTTGAATACTCTAAACCAAATAAGGCATTTAAGCCTGGTTCCAGTTGTTTTGTTAACTGGGCTCTTGATATAGCCATGTTGTTCTCCTTTTAAAGTTTATATTACGTACTCGGTATCGCTAAAAAATTAATTTTTAGGGCCACCAAAAGTTACGCGACTTTGCCTATCAGCGTTGATGGGCATACTACTATGCTGGTCCTTAAGAGGGTCGTTTGCTATTGCTTCGTCTCTATCTCTGGTCAACTTTTGATAGTATTCCTCTCGAGACTTTGCGAGCTCTTCCGGTATCCTTGCCAACACAAGGCCGCCTCCGCCTATAACACCTGAGTATTTTCCTTCAGCATAAGAGTCATAATGTTTTCCTGGATATTCATCAGCTCTCACTAATTCCCATCCTCCTCTAAGTTTTCCAGACATATTTTTTGTATCTTCAAAACCTAGTACTTCGGCTCTTAGCCATCTTTGCCTATAACCCATAGGCGCCTCGGGTGCATCTAGTGCAGACGGTGGAGTCCAAGTTTGAGGTCTGTTTTCAGATTCTCTAGTTTGACTCGCACGAGGGGTCTTTAATTTATCTTTTTCCATATGCTTAAACCTCCTTCATGATTTTCTTTTGTTTTGCATAATCTTCTAATGACACTCCTAATTTATTGGCGATAGCGACTTCAGAAGGGGTGAGTCTGACAGTCTGGCGACTAGACTTTGTGCTTCGCGTCGCCGACGCTACTGTCTGCACAGGCTTAGTCGTAATACCTTGTTTAGTATCATTATTAGTATCAAATTTATGTGGAAATTCAACCCTTAATCTTTTATCAATTTCAACATAATATTCGTCTGATTTAGGGTCGTAACCCTCTTCATCAACAAGTGTTTTATGTAGGTCAAAAGCCGTATAAGTCATAGCTTTATCTGTACCAAACCATCTATTTCTTGAAGCCCATTGTTCTGCTTTGGGATCAGGCATAGGTTCTTCTTGTTGAGTTTGAATAGGTTGAGTAAACTCCTGTCTTGGCTCATCAACTTCTTTTTCAGCTTTAGCAGAAAATTCACTTAATCTAGCTTCTTCATAACCTAATCTAGATATTTCTTTTTGAATTTCTACTTCAGCATTGATATCTGATGCTTCTCTTGCTTGAGCTAATTTTGCTTTTGAAGCTTCAAGTAGAGATTGGATTTTACTTGTTCTATCTTTAATCGACTCTGTTTCTAAAGAAGTATATCTTTTTGATTGAGCTTTGGCATAATTAACAGCTTCATCTCTCTGTCTTTGAGCTTCATCTCTTTGTCTTTGAGCTTCTCTCCATTTACCTGTAAGCTTAGCTATTCTTCTTTGAACATCTTTACTATAATTCTCTAATTCGTCTTTCTTTTGTTGTTCCTCGCTACTAGCCTCTTTAGGCTCGGAGCTAGTTTCTTCTAGTTTAGTCTCACGCTCGTTTTCATAAGTTTTATCCGTAGCGTCAGATGTTTCTTCTATTACCTCTGGTTGTTTGTCTTCTTTTATTTCAACATCATGTTCTGGACCTGATGTATCAATATCAACCATAGGAACGTTTTTGTTTTCTTCTGTTTCTTGCATAGTCATCCTCCTATGTTATATGTAATGCAACACAGATTCTGGATCTTTAATAGTTCCAAGAACCTCATCGTCGTTAAGAAGACGAACTTCTCCGCCTTCTATTGGTATACGCGAACCCGCATATCGTGCAAATAGCACCCAATCTTTTTCTTTACACCATGCACCTTCAGGAAATTTTTCTTTATCCTTATAAGCTAATGGTCCTACTTTAATTACGTATCCACAGTTTGTAGCAATACGTGATTTATCTAAAGACTCTTGTGAAAATATAATACCACCTTTAGTTTTTTCTTTTGGTGTAAAAGGTAAAACTAAAAGCCTCCAACCTGATGGCTGAGGTAATTCATTTTGAATGTCTCCAATATTTTCTTCATCTAGTCTTTTTGTTTCTTCTAAACTTTTAACTTCTTCTTTATATTTTTCTTCTAAAGCAAGTTTAATTTTCGGTTCTGTCGAGTTTGACGACGTTTCCGTTTTCTCCTTGATCATTTTTTGTATCCTCCTTCGGATTTAGCAGGTTCATCATTTCCTGATTTATTAATTGTAGCGCATGCGCTTGTCCTAAAAGATATTTATAATTTTCCATATCTTTTACTCCACCAGCCATCATAGTATCACCTATTGATTGCTGTGAATTTTGTATAGTTTTTCTTAGTTCTTGTATAAATTTTTCAAAAGTCATTATATTTTAAACGCCTGTAGTTCTTTTAATTTTTCTTGTGCTTCTGTAATTTTAGTTAACTGTTTATCTACTTCATTAATATGTTGAGGATGTTCTCCGATACCAACACTGTTTTCTAAATAGATTTTTATTGTAGCATCTGCTTCAGCTATATCTGCATTATATCTTGCTTCTAATGCTTCTAGTATTGCTCTTTTCATTTCTTTCTCCTTCTTTTTTTTAAAATTTTTACTCTCGAACTCCAACACCATTCAGTAAATTTAATAGCATAGGTTTCTACAAATGCAATTGCATTGTCTAAAAAACCACAAAATCTATATACTAATCTATCTAGCATTTCCATCTTCTACGTGCCTGACGGATACGAGAATTTGGATCATTTCTTGTTTTAGCTGATGAACGTTTTAATTGTCCGAGTGATCTAGCGCAGTATGATTTTCTGCGTTTAGCAGCTTTTGATCCAGGCTTCACTTTTCCTGTCACGGCTGTTTTTAATTTACTTCCAGGGTTTGCTGCCCTGTAAGCTCTTACACCTTTTGCTGTCATTCCAGCTCCAGATTTTGTTGGTCTATAATTGGCGTTTGGGCCTTTTGTTGTTTTTCTAATAGACATTAAATTCTTTGCATTCTTGGATCGTTTGATAAAATATTTTTTTCTGCCTTTGGTCTAGCTATTGAGTCTTTACTTCTTTTTCTTAGCTGAGCTATGGCAGATTCTTTTAATACTTTTTCTTTTTTCAATCTTTGTAAATCTTTTTCTAAATTCATTAAATCATCCCCTTATAGTATTTTTTATAACTTGGGTTTGAAACTTTTACACCACCTAAATCTCCAGAAATATAAGTTCCTACGTAAGGAGTATTTGTTAAACCCCCTCCAGCTTTTTTAGGTCTTTTTGCAAACGTTGCAACATTAGTTGGTTTACCACCAGGATTACCTGCTGCTCTTTTTCTTTTTACTGCTGAACGTTTTTGCGATTCACTCATACTTCTTGCCTTTGCTAAAGGGACACATTTTGGATACGCACGTTTAGATCCTTTTGATCTTCCGCAAGGTTGATATTTACCTTTTTTCTTAGGTGCTCCAATATCTACCCACTTTTCTTTTACCCATTCTCTTAAACCTTTTTCAGCCATTGTAATTATTTTTTAAATTTTTTAGGTCTGCTTTTCTTAGTATCTATTCTTTGACCCATTTTAGGTTTAATAATAGTGGTTCCTATACCTGTAGTAGTATCCATTCTTAAACCTCTAGGTAATCTATTAATATCGTTTTTTCTAATTTTTTTTGTAGGTGAAGCATATCTTCCATCAGTAGTTTTTTTTATAGGTGAAGCATATCTTCCATCGGTAGATTTTTTATAGTTTTTACCATGTTTATATTTTTGCACCTTAGGAGGGGATTTTTTTATAGGTGAAGCATACCTTCCATCAGTAGTTTTTTTATTTATATTTTTATCTGTTGCTTTATACACTGCCATTATACTAATCCTTTTTTAATATTTTAGAAATTTTACTAAGAGCTTTTGATGTACCACTTCTCATTTTTATTTTAGTTGCGTCGTCAACTTTTTTAGTAAACGCATTTGTGTTTTTAGATATCTTTTCTTTTGCTTCTGCAAATTTTTTATTTGCTTTTGAAGGAGGAACAGATCTAATAGCGCCACCACCAGTCGTTTTTTGTTTTTTAGCAAACTTACTTAAAACTTTTCCAAGTCCTCTTAACGCTATTCCTACTCCAGCCATTATACTAATCCTTTGTAATAACTATTCATACTCATTAAGCCACCCGTAGCAGCTTTCTTTCTATTTTTCTTTTTACCACCAGGCGTTACTTTGCCCGAGCAAACTGCTGATGCGTACATGTTCGCGTACGCCGAAGGGTAAACTTTGAATTTACGCTTCGCTGCAGCTTTTCCTCTTGGGCAAAGTTTAGCCATAATATATTATAAAGCCTCTACTTTTGCTTTACACTCGTTCCAAAACTCAACTCTCTTTGGCATGTCTTTATCTCTTTTAAGATTAGACTCAAGCTTAGCTAAAGATTTCTCTTTATTCTCTGCTGCATACCACTTGCTGTTTTCGTCTCTCCATTTTGGAAATTTATTTGGGTTTTTTAGTGCCATGATTTATCTCCTTTTCTAGGTTGATCACCTATCCTTTTCTGAAATTTTTAACGTCAGATCTAACAGAACCAAAACCTTTAACTTGAGCTCTTGGAGCATTAGACATAACTTGACTTTCAGAAATTGTTATTTTACCGTTTTTACCATAATTGACCATGCCGCCAGTAGCTTTTCTAACTCTGCTACCGCTTTTCTTAATAGATTTTGCAATGGCTTTTCCTCTTTTCTTTTCATAACTAGATAATTTTCCATCTTTGTTAAGATCAGATTTTTTCTTATTTATCATTTTTTCTCCTTTGCATTTTTACAGGCACAGTCATGTGTGCAAAAACATTGTTTTATATTTAACACTTTTAAAATGATTTCGCAAACTTTCTGTTTAATTTTTTTTATCATTTTTTCCCTCCCTTTGTATTTATAATATCCGTAGCCTTTATTCCATATACGGCCGCAACGACGCTGACCCAAAGTCCAGTTATCCACCACGGCATATTTTGGAGTTTTTCAAAATATAGGTCTAATTTTGCTTCAATTTCTTTGTCTTCTGCAAATACAGAATATGCAAGCAGAAACAGGGGGCTCGAGAGCGTCAAAAGTATGAATTCGTCCTTCCAGTCTCCCTTCTGGTTCTCAAATACCTTGCCCTTGTACTCGATCTCCCCTCGTTTCATCTTTTCTGCATGCAAAAGCTTCGCTTCTGACAAAGCTTCTTTAGTTTTTTGCTTGTCAGAGTATAATTTCGCTCCGGTTTTAAGTGCCATTCCTACTAAATTCCAAGGTAACATATTAATTTCCTAAATTTTTACTTAAAATTGTTTTTTGTATTGAAGTATCAGCTCTTAAATTAGCTAATTCTTCGTTTTGTTGTAATTTTTCATCTTGATTTTGTTGATTCATCATAGTTCTCATCTTATCAAGGTTGATTCTCTCTTCACCTTCCTTCTCTTTTCTAGCATTTTCTTGTGCTCGAAGGTCTAATTCTCTTGCTCTTAGTTTTGCAATAGGATCATTATCAAATTGTGAAGTAATTTTCTTTTCTTCTTCCTTAAATTCTTCCATCATCTCTGCAATTAACACAGCTTTTCGTGATTCTATTTTTTGTGTTATCTGCATAGCCTGCATTTGCATTTGTTGAGCCATTTGTGGGTTCTGTTGTGCCTGCATTTGCATTTGTTGAAGCTGTTGCATCTCTTCTCTAAATTCCATTTCAACTTGTTCTTGAGACATTAATGAAATGTGTTCAAAAATGTTTTTTTCAAGACCTGCCATTACAGGTGGATTGTTTCTAGCAATGTTAGTTGCCATAAAATTTAAGTGAGCGGTTATATGCGCTCTGTGATCCTGTCCTGGAAACGCTTGAAAAGGTTTCCCTGCAAGTGCATCGATGTGCTCTAATGCAGGGTCCTTTGGTTGTGGTGGTTGTGGTCTAATAAGTATTGTGTCAACATCTTTTACACCAATCGCTTCATACATATTTCTATATGCTTGATACAAATTGTGCATTTGTGGATTTGACATTGCTAATTGTAATTCTGTTTGTGCTAAAGAAATTCTTTGTGTTTGTGAAAATATATTTGGATCAGCAACAGGTAGAATATCTACTCTATCATCAAAGTCTAGTTGTTTGACTGTTCTTTGTCCTCCAACAACATCATAAGGATATTCAGCAGGTAAATATAATTTAAATACTCTTGCAAGTAATTTAAACTCATTTTTAAGAGCTGAGTATATTCTCTTATGAATAGCAGACATTGTTCTGCTTCCTCTTTCAAGCAAGGCGACTGTCGTACCCACCGCGGCTTGCTGATTCCCGTCTCCTACTTGCAGGTCTGCTATTGAAGCAAATCTTTGCCCTGCATTTACTACGACACCCAATAAGTTTAATAGTGTTTGAGAAGGCTCTTTAAATGGAAGAGTCATAAATGCATCTCTTATGTTACCGCCAGGAGCATCTACATCTCTAAATTCACCTGGTTTAATTGATTGTGCATCATCTCGTATTCTAATTCCTCTTTGTTTAAATCCTGCAGGTAAATTTGATAATGTTCCTGCATCTATTAATTGTCGTAAAGCAGATGTAGCAGTTCTTGATAAACCACCAATCATGTGGATCAAACCAAAACCGTAAAAACCTAGTCCTGGTAAAAATTTGAAATGTACAAAATATTCTATTTTGTTTTTTAATGGGTCGTTTTGTTCGTAGTTTCTTCTAATTGATAATATCTCTCTTGAGTTTTCTTCTATAGTTACAATGTAAGGTAATTTAATTCCTGTTGGTTCACCATCAGGTCCCATATCTTCAAAACCTTCTAAATCTAAATTTACGTGACACTCTAGTAGAGTAAACACACCTTCGTCTTTTCCAGTTTTAGATACACCTTCAAGTTCCATTTCTTTCTTTTCAATATCAGATAAATTATCTTGACCAGGAGCTATATCTATATCTCTATAGAAACCAGCAACTTGTTGTTTTCTTAATTCGTTTTCTGATATTTTAATTTTGTGAACAATTGCTTCTGCATCTTCTAAAGATGTTGCAGTGTATGGAACGATTAAATCTTCTGCAGGGACAAATTTACTTACCGCTCTTTGTAATACTTCATCATAATAAATTTTTTTAAAAGCTGATCCACTTAATGGTAAATAGAATAACATCTGATCAAAGTCAGCTTCGTATTCTTTCATCTTATCCATTAGTTGATAATTCATGAAATCTTTTACACGATTTGACTGCTGTGTTTTTTCTGGAGTTTGAACTCCTACTACTTGTGTTCTGACTGGTCCATTAGCTGGGAGTAACTCTTTATATGCCAACGCCTGAAACTGAGTAACAGCTTCAGCAAGCACCGGATGAGAGGCACCCGAAGCACCCGAGAATGGTTCCGACCTGTCTTCATATTTAAATCCTAACAGATCTAATCCTGATGTATAGGCTTTTTCCCAATCTTTTCTTGAAGTTTTATAATCAACATAGTTTGAATATAAACCGGAACCAATAACGGTTAATTGTTGACTATCTAAAAATTCTGCTAAGTTAGCATTAAAATCTGATGCATCTCCCGGATCCATTTGGTTAGGATCAAAATCTACTTCAACTCCACCATCTTCAGTATTAATAATTTCTACTTCTCCTGGTTGAGCTTGTTCTTGTAATTGCTCAGACATCTCAACAGCTAATTCATCTGTTGTCTGTTCAGGTTGTTCACTTATGTTAGGTAATACCTTATCTATGTCTGCCATTTGTTTTTTTCTCCGGGTTTATTATCTTTATAGTATTATACGAAATATTCAAGCCTTGTGGTGTTGGACCTTTTTTTGGCGGTGGGCCAAACTTTTTACCCCCACTTAAACCTTTACGGTACAAAGATTTCTGTTTCATCTTCAATACCTTTGTTTTGTTCTATATTTTCTCTTAATCTAGTAGGAATATTTTGTAAAATAGATTCGATTCCTTCTCTTCTTTTAGCCGCATTTTTTAAAAATTGTTCTTCATCACTTAAAGCAGCTTGCTCTAAACCTATATTGACTGCTTTACCAATGTTTGGATTATTAATAAACATAGATCCTGCACTTGCAGCAGCTTGAGTTAATGGTGCTCCTGACATATACATCATAGGAAAATCTATTGCGGCAGCTAAAGCATTATCTGCTTTACCAGGGATTATTTTAGTAAGTGTATCAATACTAGGTCTAACGCTTCTATATGTATTACCTGCATTTTTTATTCTTTCATTAAAAGAATCAAACATACTTCTTGTTTTAGATTTTTCTGGTTGTTCTATTTCATCTCCACTTTTTAAAAGTGGATTATCTTTTTTAAGTTGACTTATTTTTTCTAACTTTTTTACTTGTTTATCAATCTCTTTTTGTAATTCTTGAGCATCTTTTCTTGTATATTCAGTTAAAGGTTTAGAACGTTCACCTTTTTTTAATCCACCACCAATAGGTTCTATTCTAACTTTATCATCTAAAGGAAATCCATATTCATCGGTTCGAGCATAAACTTTATTATAACCAATTAAAGGTTTAAATTTTGCAGGTAATTTATCATGAGCATTTTTAACAATAGCTTCTGCTTGTTTATTTAAATTGTCTACTTCTTCTAAAAGATCTAAAGCTTTACCTTCATTTTTATTTCTCATTGCTTCAAATGATTCAGTTATTTTTTGAGAGATAGCATCTGCTATATCATTTAATTTTCTGTTGTAAGGAGCGAGTTCACCATTCATAACTTTATCAATAACTTTTACATCAGCTTCAGTTAAAGGAGCTTCTCCACCAATTTGTTTTATATGGTGGAATTGAAAATCATCTGATCCTTTTATAAATTTAGCTTTTCCTGTAGTTTTTTCTAATCTACCTTTTCTTTTAGCCTGAACTTTTTTATCAGCTTCTTGTTTTTGTTCCTCAGTAAGTTTTCTTTCTTCAGGATAAGATTCTGCTGCTGATTTAGCTCTTTGCTCTACATCTATTATACCCTTCTCAGGTATCTTATTACTAAACTGAATTAATTCTTCTTTTGATCTTCCTGTAATTCTAGAAAGATTTTCATAATCTCCAGCGTCTAACATATCTCTTATGTACTGAAAAGTTTTGGGATTAACTCTACCTCCACCAGATTGTCTTATATTTCCAGAAGGAAGTTTACGTTTTAATTGAGACTCATAAGGTTTAGTTTTAAAATTTTCATAGTCACCTTTTTCAATAAAAGAATCTATTGTTTTTTTAATATCTATTTCAGCTTTGTCTTTTGCAATTTGAGCAGCTTTATCTACACCTTTTTTATAAGAAGCATCGGCTGCTATTTTTCTATCTGCAATTAATTTTTCTATTTCTTCTTTAGTTCCATATTGAACTCCTTTAAATTTAGGATTTCCATAATCTTGATTATAAGAAAATTTAACTTTGTATTTACCTTTATTAGGTCCATCCTCTGTGACCAACGCTCCTTCATAAAAACCAGTTCTTTCTACTATTTCATCATCTATTGATCCATCGTAGACAACAAAACTTGAAGTCAGATATTTTTTAGGGCGCATGGCTTTTTTATAATCACCAAGCTTCATTACATACCCATTAAATAAGCTATTCCACCTTTAGCTAATGTGATTGATGGTGCACTTTTCATTGTCATTTCATCTAGAGCTTCTTCTAATAATTCTATTTCTCTTGGACTTAAATCTCTTAAAGGTTTACCATAATATTGATCAGCTAAATTTTCTAATGCATTATTTCTCTCATCCATAGGATCTGGTGCTGAAGCAAACTTATTCATCAGTCTCATCATCTCTTCTCGAAACTCTTCTAATTCATCTGGAGTTAAATCTTTGTATGGTTTGTTAAACATTCTAAAAGAATGCTCGTCTGCATCCGAATCTCTGAAAAAAGGATCATCTACTGAAGCCATTAAAGTATTTAACCCACCTTGTGAATTATCTCTTCTAGTTTTTTTTATTCTTTGAAGAATGCTAATAATTTCATCAGTTCCTTTTCCTTCGTCAGCTAATTTCATAGCTTCATCTAATGTTGCTAATGCTTCAGCTTTATTTTGTGGATCTGGGTCATCTATAATTTGAGTTAATAATTCTTCATCAATACCTGGATACTTTTGTTTTAATTCAAATCGTTCTACTAGTTTAGGAGCTAATGAAGCAGCTTCCTTATCTTCTTTTAAAATATTTAAAAATTCATCATCAGGTATTCCTTGATTCGGATTAGTTGGTACTTCAATATCAAACAAACCTTCTATTTCTAACATCTGATCCATATCTTTCATGCCACCACCCATTTGATCTATCTCAATCATTTCTTCAGCAAGGTTTTTAACATCAATTATTGAATCTCCAAAAATTTCACTGAAAGCATCTAGTGGATCTTTACCAGCGAAATCAATTCCTTTCTTTTCTAAAATTCTTCTAGCTAGTGCACGTGTAAGTCCAGTTGTCATATCTAATCCACCACCAGGTCTTCTTGGATTTTTTTGTAATGTATTTACAACATCTTCTAAATTTTTCATCATAGGTGAAGATTCTTTAGTAGACATGATTCCTTCTTTTTTCTTTGGAAAAGGAATTACATTTGATGGTTCTTCTTTTTTAGGTGGTTGTTTTTTAGGGGCTGGTTTTTGTTGTAATTCTTTTTTGCCTTGATTGAAAGCATCATCAACTTGTTTTTTAAGTTGATTAAATCTTGGTCCTAATTCTCTTTCTGCAAGTCTGTAAGCATCTCTAATTGTTTTAATTGCACCTGATTTAGTCAGGTTTCTAATCGCTTGCAATAACATTATAACTGGTCCTGGTCCTGCCATTAGTAGTACGTCCTTTTTTGTTCTGGTAGCTCTTCATCCGGTTCATCTTCTGGATGAGTTAAAAAACCACCTTGTCTAAATCTCATAACAGCTTGAGTCGTAGAGTCAACTAAATCGTCATGATCCCCATAAGGGAACGCAGCACACTCCTCTATTACTTCTTGAGCGAAGCTTTTTTCTGTGGGCGCCCATATGCATCCACTCTCAAATAGAGGTGCAACGCTATTTACCCTTGTATGTTTATCATTTCCTTTGCTCGGTGTAAAGTTAATTACAGGTATTCCCATTTGACGTAATTCGTATGTCAAAGGTAGTCCAGATGCCTTAGCCTCAACAATAACTGTTTCAGGTTGCCAATAATCATATTGTTCTTTTGCAATACGACGAAGGTCTGGAAACTCAAATCTATCTTTTATTGCATCTAATAAAATTAATTGTGGACCATTATAACGTTCATCATAAAATATTCCCCAAGTAGTAATAGCACTATAGTCTGCAGTTTCTTTTTTCATAAACGCTGTATCATAAGATTGTATTACATGAGCTAGTTTTGGAATATAATCTTCTTCCCAGTTTTGCCACCACTCACGTTTTAATAATGATCCTTCTTCTGAAGTTGGGTTTTGCATCCATTGTGCATTCCACTTACCTACAGCAAGTGAAGCTTTGACTCCTAGCAGCTCGTCTCTATTCCAAAATTCTGGCCACACCGGTTCACCTGAAGGCATGATAGCGGGAAACTCAATTACATCCCACTGATCTGCACGAGTTTCTGATTGTGCTTTTAATAACTTACCAGTCAAATCTTTTGTACTCCAACGAGTCATAACTAAAACAATTGTACCACCTGGTTGAAGACGTTGACGTGGTCCTGATGTATACCACTCATAAGCTCGTTCAAGAGAATCTGCATTCATGGCATCTTGCTCCGAGTGAGGATCATCAATAATTAATAGATCCGCTCCTCTTCCTGTAATTGCTCCACCGACACCAGCTGCAAAATACTCGCCGCCTTGTTCTGTTTCCCATTTACCAGCTGCTTGAGAATCTTGTCTAAGTCTTGTATTAAAAACTTGTTTGTATTCTTCTGTGTCCATTAATGTTTTTGCTTTACGCCCGAATCTAACTGCAAGTTCTGTGGTGTGGGTAGATTGAATAATTTTTAATTTAGGGTTACGCCCGATCATCCAAGCTGGCAGCAAGAAGCTAGAGAACTCTGACTTGGTATGTCTAGGTGGCATATTGATAATGACACGTTTTAATTCACCTGTAGAAATTTTATTAAATTTTTCTGCAATTGTTTTATGGTGTTCTCCTTCAATAAAATCTGGCCAACAATGTTTTACAAAAGCCATAAAATCATTTCTAATTAAAGATTCTTTTTTCTTATCACCATATCTGATGTACATTTTCATAAAATCTTTTTTTACATCAGGTGGTAAATTTTTAATTTTATCTAAATCAATTTTCATAATACTTACAATCTTCTATTTTATAACCTGTAAAGCTGTTAGATATTTTCCAATTATCATAAATTTTTTCAATTTGTTCGTTTGTAATTTTTGGTCTAGGAATTTGTTTATCTTTTCTAAGAGAAACTTTAGCTTTAGCAGATAAGTCTATATCAAAACCTAATTGTTTACATGTTTGTGTCAACTCTTCTTTTAAGTTTTCATATCTTAAAATTTTATCTACAGCTAACTCACCATCTATTGTCCAATGATTAAGGTTGTGATTATATTTATGATATTCTCCAAAAATAAATGTTTTCCATAATAAGTTCACATTAATTTCAAAAATTTTATCTTTTAATATATCTTTATGTTGCCAATAGAAATGACTTAACAATTTGTCAACAGGTTCTCTTTCTACGCAAAATTTAAAATAAGAATTAAATTTTGATTCTTGATTACGCTGTCTTAATTGTTTTCTCACTTTTCGTATTGATATGTGATTAAAAAAACCTTCAAAATTTCTTGGAAAATGTTTTCCTTTTACTTCGTTTTCTTTACTAAACTCGTTCACGGGAGCTACTATATCTGTATCTGCGCATTTAGAAGCCAAATCTATTTCTACAGAAGTGCTTCCTGTTTTATGTGTTTTTATAAAAATAAACTTATATTTGTGACTTATAATCATTCTAAAATTTTTTTCTAAAAAATTTTTTGTAATATTTTTTAGAACTCAAAATGAATTTAACACATATCTATGTCTAAATCAAAGCATAAAGGCGTAGGCTATGGGACCCCTTTGTACAATATCTTTTTTATATATATTTAATTTTAAAAAAAAGCGGCAGGCTTGGTACCTCTATTGAGGTACCAAGAAGAAAGGTTAGGATGCCCAACGTTTTAGAGCGTCCTTCTTTATTAGGATAGCAGGACCAACAACAAAATCATTACGACCTGTAATGTATTGATCGTTGTCGAATGTTGCTTTCCATAATGCAGTTGCTTCTGGGTTTAAAGGTAAGTCTTTTAACTTGCCCTCTTCATTGACAAGAAGATAGTCACCATTAGGTAAACTAATTCCCTCAACATAACCACCTACGAACTCTTGAGCCGACTCTAGCGTCGGCTCATCTTTAACATTGTCTATGATCTTTAGTTCCATAATGCAGACTCCACTACACCACCGTTTGTAGCTTTGTTAAGTGCTTCCAGGTATTCTGTTTCTGTCATCATTAGATAACTTGTACAGAATGCATGCTTGTCAGCTTGCAACCCTGGTTGAAGTAAATAATCAACCGCTTTATCTAAAATGTATTGTCTTTTAGATCCACCTGGTTGAAATTCTTTTTTTAGTGTTTTTGTCATATTATACCTTTCTTGTTATATAGGACTATCCTACTCTACAATTTGTCCGTTGTCAACCCTTAAAATATTATATTCTGGACCCCACCTACTTTCATCATTCTTAACTTTAGCATAGCCACCTGTTTCTCGTCTGTTTCTGATAAACTCAATCGGTCGACCTTGCTCGATGTTAGTCATGTTAACTGATAACCATTCAATCTTGCAACCTTGACTACAGAAATATTTATCTGACTCTTGATAATATCTACTCTCATCTATTTTAGTATAGGCATATCTCCCACGAATTACACCACGCGATTTTAAAAACCTATCTGATGTAACTCTAGTATGGCAATGTGGTCCTTGGCAAAAATGTTTGTTTGGCATTAGATCACACCCCCAACTTTTAAAATTATAATTGGTGTAATGATTGCCATAAAACTTATTATGGCAATCGCAATTTCTATTCCTCTAATCATCTCCAACTCCTTTTCATTCTTGTCATTTCAGCATGTAGTTCTTGCATGTGCATTTTGCTACAACTGTTTATCCAATCAATTAATTCCTGTCGCATTTCTTTTTGTTCTTCAAAAGCTTTTGCTTTGTTTCTACTAATCACTTCTAAATGTTCCTCGTTTTGTTGTGCCATTTTTAGTGCCTCACTTTCCAAGTTGTCGTTGCAGTTCTATATCCATGACTATCTAAATCATAATAAACATAATAAGGTACACCTTGTTTTGATATACCATATCTTGACTTGTCATCATGTTTGCCTTGTCTTGTAATGTGCTTCTTATGTTTTGAAGCCCAATAAGTTATGTAAAATGTTTTGTTCATATTATACCTTTCTAGTTATGTAAGGGATATTATAGGATATCCCTTACATTGTCAAACTTAATTTACGCTTTCTTCATATTTTTTTCTTGCCAATATTTTCGCCTCTCTTGATTGTTGTTTGTTTTTCATACCCTTAATCATACTAGCCAAATTACTCGGATTGTAGATTGTCAAACCTGTTGAGTTAGTTCTAATCAATTCAGCTTCATCAACTTGAATACCTAACTCGGTTGCTAACTCAATACCCTCTGATAGATACCTGTATGCTTTCAA